TTTACTAAAAACTTTCTTGTTAATCATCCACATCCTTTAGTACAGAAGATAGCACAAGCTAGAAAAATAAACAAGGTAAGAACAACATTTATAGATTCTATTTTAAAGTATGAACATTGTGAAAGAATACATTCTGAAATAAATCAAATAAGATCTGATGATGGTGGTACCGTTACAGGTAGATTTAGTTATGTAAATCCTAATCTACAACAGATACCAGCCAGAGATCCAGCAACAGGACCCATGATAAGATCTTTATTTATACCGGAAGAAGGTATGAAGTGGGGGTGTTTTGATTACTCGCAACAGGAACCAAGATTGGTTGCACACTATGCTTTAAAATTTAGATTAGGTTCAGTAAATCCAATTGCAGATTCATACGAGAATGATCCATCAACAGACTTTCACAAAATAGTTGCAGAGATGGCAGAGATACCAAGATCACAAGCTAAAACAATTAATTTAGGTTTGTTTTATGGTATGGGTAAAGCTAAACTTCAAGCAGAGTTAGGTGTTACAAAAGAAAAATCAGAAGAATTATTTAACAAGTATCATAACAAAGCACCATTTGTAAGACA